CGAGTTAGACCATGACTATAGGGTTCCGACACGGCGCTCCGAACAGGGCGTTCTGCCTGCCTTTGCGAAGGTCTGCCTATAGTTTATCCTAATCAAGAATGGGTCCGCCAAAAATCAACTAGATTAATGGTCACTAACCAGCTCGGTTAGTCAATGCTATTTGCATTACTGCAGTCCGCAGTTACGGCGATTTGCCGGCTAATCTAACAGTCCGTTAGAATTGGAAATGAAGGGAAGGCATCCCCTCAAACGCAGCTCTCAGAGTAGGATCATCCCTCAGGAAGAAACCCCCGAGGAGATACCTCTCCATGAACTTAGTAAGATCCTTAACGGATCTGATATAATGTGGTTTACCAATAGGGGCGAGCTTGCCCCGAACCACACTCCACACTTCTTTGTGTTTCCTTACGGCCGTTTTGGTCCGGAAGGTTACCAGAGTTTTCCGGTTAGGCAACTCGCCTTTCCACCAACGCAGGAAGTTATAACGCCTGTTCAACTCCTCCCCAAGGTGTAATAGACTAATTACCCCGTGCTGCGACAGACACTGTCCTACCGCAGAATGTCCCTGATTTAGGATATGCGGGGGCACTTTAGCTAGCGCCTCCTCCTCTGAGATCTGTGTCAGACCCGACACTATAGACGCCAAGTCGATCTCATTCATGTCCAGGACAAAACCCTTGTTCGACGTCCTCCATATCGAACCAAGTAGGAGTATGACCTCCAAGGCTAGCCCCTTGTCAAGCTCTCCATCAGTCAGACGGTAGAGGTAAGGAAGATAGTTCTCCATTCTCGGATCAGCCAGATCCGGCGTCTTGCCAATCGCAAGATCTAGCCCGCCCATAATCCTGGGCCAGGCTGGTAGCGCCTTAGTTAGGCCTACTGCATCCCGATAGTTTCGGGCCCACAATACCGTTTTGCTACGGTCCCTTGTCCACGTTATCTCTGCCGGCAGATACGCCAGCTGCTTACTTAGCATGATAGCATGGCCAAAGAATGGGCTTGCGCCATCACTCTTAACCTTCGAACGACCTGTCAGAAGGGATCCCTTGATAACATCGAGGAATACTAGGTCTCCGAATCTGGAGTCCTCAGGTACATCCGGAAAAGGCTCTTTATCCGGAGGTTTCCACAGGCTCTGCTCACAAAAAATGGCAGTGTCCCGGGAGATAGCATCCAATTTGGATCTCATAAGGCGCAGGCTGTCTGCCCGCCTCCGAAGGATCTTAGCAAATTTCCTTTTACACTTCAGCAGAATTAGGTCATCACCAACGTTCTGCCCGAAGGGCCTACGCGGGTAGTTCCCGCGGTACACATCTCGTGGCTGTCCGCCCGCTACCTCAAGTGAAGTCTGATTGACCAAACTTTGCCATAATAGCGTGAGGTGGATGAATGAAATGGGATCCCCCATGAACTCCCCAGACGAAGTAGTAAACTCCGTCGGGTAATCCAATGGTAGATAACCATCGCGAATGAGCTGATCGGTAAAGACCGTGCGAGGTCTAATCTTAAAAAGATCCGAAAACACTTCCCAGACCGGGAACTTGCTCATAACCTTATCCAGAAAATCATCCTGGGTATTTAAAAGGTCAAAACACATCGAATAGGTGGCTTCAGACAAATCAGCTGAATAAAAGACCTCATCTTCATCATCATCACTCATGAAGAAATCTCGATCATCTAATAGCAAATCCATCCTATTAGCCCACTGGTCGAAGTACTCATCCCGGCGCTTTCGTTTATCGCCGGGCTCCTCCTGTCCGGAGGGAGGGGCCTGTCTGGCCCCGGCTTCTGTATCGCTGATCTGCGATGCATTGCTAGGATTGAACATCTTAGGAGGCTCCATTCCACACCGAATGAGCCGAAGGGATATCCAAATTCCTTTTTTT